ATTACAAACCCGCGGACCGCGGTGCTTTGCGTAGTCACTTTTTGCATAGACGCGCCAGCAATGCCCGCCTCGGTAGCTTGGTTAACTTGCTCTAACAAAGATTTTCCGCGAGGACCGGAGATATCTGCAACCGTTTTGGTTAAAACACCGTTGGCGTTGGGCAACGTAAACACCCGATATTCAGGGTCAGGAAGTTTTGCTGTTCCATAAACCGCCAAAGCTTCTCCCGTGGATTTGTCTACGCGAACAAGCTGACCGTCAATTTCTTTTACAAGGATGTTATCGCGATTTTGTACTGCACGAAGTTCTTTTTCAATTTGAGCCGCAACGTCCCGTTCAAACCGAGTTCTTTCTGCTATCCTTACACGGTCTTCTTTAGCTAAGTCTCTGCCCTAAGCCCGTTGTTCCGCGTCTATCGCGTATTCGTTTTCAATCTTTTGACGCGTTTTCCAGTAAAGTTCTTGTTGTGCAGCGTCATCTAAATCATATCCGCGCACACGCCTTTCTTCTAAAAGTTCTCTTTCTGTACGAGCAACAATGTCCGACAGTTGCGCTGAACGGTTTTTAGCCCAAAGAGCGTTTTCTCGACCAAGGGCACGTTCCTCTGCACCAATAGTAGTAAGAAGTAGACGTTTTTCCGCAGCGATATCATAACCTTGATCCCGTATTTCTTGACGTTTTTTTGCCAACTCGTCGCGTTTTTCTTGCGCCAACTGTCTAGCAAGTGCCCGTTGCTCCGCCCCTATAGTAGAGTCCTCTTCCATTGCGGCAACTTTTTCAAGCTGTCGGTTTAAAGCGGATTCTGCACGTATCTCTTCAGCTAGTATTCGCGAAAACGCTCGGGACTCTTCGTCCAGTGTTCGATCCTTAGCTCTATCTTCTGCCCGTATTGCAGCCAGTTCTAACCGACCCTCTGTTGCAGTTTCTCGAACAAGTCTCAACGCGTCAGAGTATCTTGCATACTCTTTTTGTCGGTCAAATGCAGTTGTTGCTGTTCGTATGTCATGTAGACTTTTAACATCAAACATTTCCAGAGCGTTAGTCTGGTCTAATTGAGCTTGAGCCTTGTCTCTGCGCTCTGCCAAGGTCGCCCGTAATTGCTCCACACCTCGACCCTGCATGTTTTTAAGGTTCTGCATGGCACGATTAGTTTCAGCCAAATCTGTTGCCAACGACTCTTTGTAACCTTGCAGAGTTTGATCCCGACCCGTGGTAAACAACTGTTGGTCATCCTGTAAAGCTTTGGAGTAGTTAAATGCTGCGCGGTTTTGTTCCTCGGTTGCAATAAGTCCGCGTTTTTGACGAATATCCGCACCCTTCTCACGAATTTCCAGTAGGTTAAGACCAACCTCCGCCAGTTTCTCGGCAGCGGCAACACGGTTTTTGTTTTTAAACTGTTCGATTTCAATCGTTGCGGCGGTTTGAGTAGCGATTTCGCTTTGGTTCCAACCTTTGTCCAAAAGCTCCTTAACGCGTTTTGCAGAATTTGGTTGACCCATTAAAACAGTTTTTGGTTGTTCGCCTTTTTTATAAAGCGTTGTTAGCTTAACGTCAGCGTCAATTAAATCCCATTTCCCACGTTGTTCGCCTTGTTCTCTCTTTGATAGGTAAGCTACTTCGCCTACTGCATAATCAACTCCATCTACTTGCATAGGTTGTTTAGCTACAACCTTAGTAAGGTCTAAACCAACAAGTTCTCCCTTAAAGGCTTCTAAAAGAGGTCCCGCAGTGTCTTTTGTTCGATAATTTCCGCTACCTGAAGCCTTATCATACGCAGCTTTTTCTGCATCGTTCGTTAAATCAAACGTTTTAAATCCACCAGTTAAACCTTTTCCATCAGCCGTAACTCTATATAAAGTCTGACGGTCCGCAGCCGTTGGTTTTACTTTTGCTTGAGCTAAAGCCAACTCGTCTGCCGCAGTTTTGTCTGCAATAGACTGTTGAAGGCTGGCCTGTAGACCCGCCATACGCATCTGACGGTCCTCGGCGCGTTGTTCTCGTTTCGCAGCCATCATACCTGCGGCACGTTCCCCGATCCGCTGCGGAAGTTGTGTTTGCGCAGCCGCATTTGCCAGACGCTCCGCAATAGAGCCGCCTTCAGTAGTGCCTGCAAACTGCAAACCCGCTTGAGCAATATCAAACAGCATTTGCGCTTGTGACATTCTACGTTGTTCTTCAAGGTCCGCGGCCCGCGCTTCGCTGTCCATAGCGCCCGCAAAGTAATCTTGATACGCTGAAGCATCACGATTTGCCTGCGCTATAACAGGGTTGGGCGTTCCGCCTGCCTGAAGTCTTTGGACCTCTACGGGCCCACCCTGCCTAAAATTTACGGGGGGAGTGTTGCCCGCCTCCATCATGGGAGCTTCCATCGCGGGCTCCGGCGCTTGGGCCATCATCAAACCACCGACGCCCTCCCCCATCTGACCTTCCATCGAAGTATCTCCGGCTATGCCCTGCATTAGCTCACCAATGCCGCTGTTAACCGCTCCCTCTTCCGTCATCATAATGGCTGGTTGCGTTAGTGCCAAAACCGACTCGGGTGTCTGCATGGCATCTTGCTCACCAACAATACCGCCAAGTTCCGCGTACCGCGCTTCAAGGGGCTGTTGGTTGCCGCGTATTCCGTCGATCAAGCTTTGGTAGTCTTGAGCGCCGTCAATTTGCTGCATAACGCCTTCCGCGGCCATCATGCCCATCTCTTGGCCCTGCGCTTCTGCGCCAGCTAGAGCTTGCTCTGGTCCCATAGGGGGTGCCGCGGGCGGCATCATAGGTGGTCCGGCTGGCGGCATCATGGGTTGTCCGCCTAAATTCATCCGTTGCGGTTGAACGTATCCGCCGCGGTTAAACATCTGACGCTTCATTACGCTACGATTCATCATTTAAAATAACCCCGCCCGTTGTGCGCCTGATGCGGCGGCTAATCCACTTATACCCAAACCCATTGCAGTTTGGAAGGGTGAAACTTGCGGAGCCGAAGCCGCCGTAAGCGTTGAAGACCCTGTTGGTGTGCCAGAGTAAACATCTGACAAGAAGCCATACTGTTGATAAGGCTGTGTATAACGTTGCAAGTTGGTCAGACGCAGAGCATCCAAGCCCGCTTGATTAACGCCACGCTCCGTAGCGCCCGTAGTCATTAGGTTCTGTATGTCTTGAGTATTCAGGTTTGTGCCCATCTCACCCAAGCCCGCTTGCTGTATACCAAGCCCGCCTAGCTGTTGACCCAACGCACCTGTTTGTGCGCCCAAGGAACCGAGGCCCGCACCTATCTGTCCGGTAAGCTGGCCCAACTGTTGCTGTCTACCCATGCCAGACTCAAACGCATTCATTGCAGCTTGCTGCGCGTTCTGAAAACCAGCCGCCCGCATTTGCGCCGCCGTGTCTGCCTGTTGCTTCATAACGTTTCGGTCTAGCTCAGACTGTGCAATCTGACCGCGAGAACCACCAAACGCTCCAGAACCAACCGCTTGAGCCTTAACACCCTGTTGAGCTATGTCACCCTGACGACGAATGTCCGCTAGAGTGTTGTCAATGACCTGATCCTCGTAAGGGTTCATAAAGTCTTGGTAACTGTTGGGGTCATACATAGCCCCAGTACCCGCCAAAGCACCAATACCGCCTTTTAAAGCTGTCGAGGCGTCCCCCATGTATCCGGTGGCCTGATCTCCAACTAAACTTGCGCCCTGATCCACGGTTGACGAACCTTGCGTCAGGAACGGTTGGTACGCGCCCACGCCTGTTTGTGCCGCGGCAATAGAAGCCCGTTCACTGGGACTTAGCTCTGCAACTTGATAGTCAGGCGGTGCATCGCCGCGTTCAATCTGACCTTTGATGTATTTCTGAACATCGCCCAGTAAGCCCAGACGATAAGCCTCAATCGCGGGGTCTTGGCGATTTACTACATATTGGGTTTGAGTACTCATGCTACTGCACCCCCTTCAAAGGCTCTCATCATATCGTACATCTTTCTAACGCCGCGCTCTCTGCTACCGCCACCCGCTCCGCGGACGGCCTTGGCGTTCATTACAAACTCACCGTCAGAAAGCATCGCTGGGATACTGTCGGAAGTCTCGGTTCCGGGGCCTGCTATGTAACCAGTGCGGCGCGGGAAGTTCTGCATTTCGCCGCCGCGGGCCGCGGTTTGTACGGGCTCAACAAATTGCTGGTAAATTGGCTGGCGGACCGTGGGCACCATTACGTCATACAAGGAACGGTAAGACGGGGCTCCGGGTACTCCGGTTGTGTACATCTCAGGGTTCGCTGCCAAGCGGTCCTCGGCGGGCGAAGGGCTGTCGTAGGGGTCTTCAATCTCTTCGGCGGGTATTTGATCGAAACCACCAGCTAACGCTGTTACACCAAGGCCCGCCCCGAGTGTTGGTAGGAGCTTCAAACCGCCTTTGACTGCCTCTGTTCCCTTCATTAACCGCTGCATCTCAGTGTATCTTAAATCAGGACTAATATCTGCGGGTAATAAAGCTTCTGCCGCCTGTCTACTGAGTCCTTTCGTTTCCGCAACGTCGGGCTCCATAAAGAATTTGCTTAAACCTGTTCTTTCGTTTTTAGCACTGGTAATAGGGTCACCCGTGGTAGTGTTTACCGTTTCCGAAGCACTTGAAGGGAACAAAAAGTTCTTACCCCCACCCCCTAAAAACTCCGGTGCGCTGTCCACAAAACCTTCTTTAAACGCTGCAATGCCTTCCCCTGAAGCAGCTTGACTATAACGTTGAATACCGCTTGAAATACCGCCCGCTAATCCCCCAAACAAAGCGCCTTTTAAAAGGTCTTTTCGATTACCGCCTGTGGCTAAAGCGGTTAAACCGCCCGTCAAAGCACCCTGCGCCATCAAACCTAAACCTAGCCCGCCTGTAGCCAATCCAATTACAGCGGGCAATACGATAGGCGCAGCCGCCTTAACGATCTTCTTAACGCCCTTAATAATCTTCTTTAAAAAAAACTCTCTGTTACCAGTGTACGGGTTTACAGAGTTAGCCGCGTTGCCAACCGTATAACGCGCCATGTCCATGTCGTTGTCACTAAAAACCTCCGCAACAGCGTTCCTGATCCGCGGATCGCGGGCCATGTTCCGGTCTATAATAATCTCGTCACGATTAACGTGAGCCAGTTCCGTATCGCCGTTACGACCCATTTGAGCCATGCGGTTTGCTACGTCACCCATAGAGTTAATGCCGCGAGGCTGACCAAACGCAAGTACGTTGTCAGGCATTTCATCCATGTTAGAGGTTAAGAAAGACCCCACACCACCTTCGGGAAAATACATCTGTTCTTGCATCACACTGCCCCTTTGACCGTACTTTATCACGAAATCTCTAAAATACTAGCTACAACGTGCAGCCGATTGGCTGTACCAGCCGTAACTTTTAAGATTTCATCGGCTTGAACCACAAGTGGTGCCGTTAATAGTTCTACAGTTGCATGACCCGCAATAGTTTTACTGTCAAACAAAAAAAACACGGCGTTTGACGCGTCGGTTATTGTAAGCGTTAAGGTATCACCATTGTTACTGTCATCGCAAACCAAAATTGACTTTACTACCGCCGTAGCAAACGGACCGCACGTATACAGCGTGGTTATGCCTGTCGTTGTGAGGTCCGCTTTTGCGTTTATATATGCGTTAGCCATCAGCCCATAAACCAGCTTAGGGCAGTCGTATCATCGTCTGCCACCTGTTGAGTGTTGTTGAATTGATTCAAAAACACGGAAAAAGAACGAACGACCTCGTTTAAGTACTCTTGGTTGTACTCTTGAGGCGGAGTAGGGAAAAACGGTACAGGAGTACTGGTAGCCATTATCTTCTCCCGTCAGGTCTAATATCTACACGAGGCACACCCAATCTCCACAGGACGTTCGCGTCTGTAGACTGTAACTTGAACGTAAAACTGCGGCCCCGTAAGCGTGTAAAGTACTGGTTTGTGTACTGATCTACAGGCGTACTAGATGTTTTGGACACAGGGTTTGTCGAGGAGTTTTGATCGGTTTGACCCGGAAAGTTTTTAGTCTCTAAAATAATGTTTAGAGAAGAGGTGTCCACAGTTTCTCTAAAATTAATGTCCGGTATTACCCTGTTAATAAAAGAAAACTGATTGCCGTCTGTAATAGACATGTCTCCAGACTCAATAAACGAAGTCATAGCCGCGCCGTCATCTTGTGCGCCCACCTCTTGATTATACAAAAAGTTGTTAGTTCCCGCCGCAAGAGGCAACGAAGAGATGCCACGATCTAACCACGCCGTTCTGGCTAGGTTTCCTATGAACCAAAGCTTCTCAAGGTAATTGTAAACCACATATCTGTTGTTCTCGGTTGAGCCCGCAGACGGATAAAACCACCAAACCTCTGAAAACGACACGTTGGCTCCTGCCACAATCTTGTCAGACTGAGCCGTGTTCATGTCGTTAAATACATAATCCCTAACAGTGCAAGGTATTCTTTGAACCGCACCAGTAAACGCATAAAACTCTGCCGTACCCATCCAAAACACGGCATCGTCTACCGCAACCGCAGCCTTCGGACTAGCAATAGTAATGTTTTCGGAAATTAGGTTTATACCAAAGGTAAACGGCGGTCCAAGAAACTGCATTGCGTGAATAGAAACGTCTGTAAACACCAGTATCTGTTGCCGAGTTTCAAGAGCTTGAATGATCTTAGAGCCAGAACTTATACGCAAATCACCCGCTGTATTGGTAGAGGTAGGATACCAATCTACAGGGTTTTCCTGACTACTAAACCTTATTAACAAAGGGTCTTGAATGCCGTTTCCCTCGGTTGAAGAAGAAGTAAGACCAAGGCTGTCTGCACCAAAAGCAATCACATGCCTGTCCCTGTCAGACAAAAGAACTTGCGTAGCTATCGTAGGAACCGAGGTCCGTGTGCCAAGTCCTAAGCTACTATCTGTTAAGAATTTAGCCCGTGTATTTACACCATTGGTTTTATCCCAATAGTAAATCCTACCGTTTCTTTCGTTTAACAGCAAGTCTTCGCCAAAGTTATCTTGTGCCCAAATGCGTAAGTTTGCAGAAGGCGTAATTGTCCCTGAAATAAGAGCCAGCCCCCAGCCAGAAAAATCATCCGCTGTATCCGCGTTGCCCGTTGCAAGTCTAACAGCAGAACCGTTTGCATGTGTTGCGGCGGCGGTGCCTTTGTGTCCTCTGGTACATCCTGTTAAATCGTTGGAACTTATGCCCCCCACCAGAATAAGTTCGTCATCTATTAAAACAATGTCACTGGCTACAATACCCGTAGTGTTAGTCACGGTGATAGTAGTGTCACTAGCTGAAAGTGTACCGCCCTCATTTAAAATTGTAGTAAGAGCGCCCGTAGTTGTGCCACCCCAAACTCCCGCACCCCAACCAGTACCAAAGACCGAACTATTTAAAGCGGTTCCAATTTGATAAGTACCAACAACACTGCCACCACCGTTGCCTGTGTCGCTACCTGTAGCATTTACTGCCGTGGCGCTTATTCCTCCCGAATCCGTAACACTTGATATAGTGCTAACTGTTCTAGCTGATATTTTGTAAGTGTTTCCATCGACAACTTCTGTAACCTGATACTCTTGGTTGAGAACATTTGCTGTAATGTTTCCACCCAAAGAGGCGGCACCAGAAAAGGTTACAAAATCATTTGCTACACACCCGTGACTTGTGTCTGATACAGTAATTACAGGTGATCCGTTTGATGCAGAAAAAGTGACATCCCCTGCCGAAGTAACTTGTCTAATTGGAGTGATGTCTTTAAAGTCAACACCCTCTTTAATGTAGAACTTTAATTCTGTCCCAAGGCCTAAAAACTTTTCGCCACTCAACGCTACAAACTCATGCATTCCACGGCATTGACCTAAGAAAGCTTCGTTTGAGTTTTTTTCCCAACCGTTTAACTTTTCAGGATACCCAAATCGAAAACGTATTTTGTCACAATTCACCCAACCGTTTTCTTCAGAATACGGCGTTATTTCTTTGTTTATTCCAGCTTTAAATTTAAGGTCTAAAAGAGGCATTTTTATATCTGTCCTAATTTGGCTTTACAGGCCAAGTGATTGCATTAGGAAAACCTGACTGTTGTGGTAAATTTAATAGGTCAGTTCTGTATTGTGACCACTCTGTCTTCTTGTCAGAGGTCAGCTCTGCCCAGCGCAAAGGGTTAGACACTAATGGGTCAACCTCTGTGAGTAACTTGTAGTCACGATCAGAACGAATCTGAAGGGCTGTTCCTGCGTCTAAGTCTGCCTGAGTTGGTGCAACGTAAGAGGTGAAATCTGTACCGATTAAAGACATTACCGCTTCGTTATCAACAGTAGTGTCAGTATCGGAAGGGTCTAAGGTGTACGGTATCCAACCGTAAGTGGGATGATTAATTTCCACATCCATCCGAGTATTATCAGAGTTAAGTGATTGAGCATTACGCACTTGTGTAATTGTAGCAGACATTATGAAATCCTCACAAATGAAGTTGCTCTTTGGTTGAATCCAGTAAACGCAGAACCAACATTACCCATTGCCCTCCACGTTCCAGAAGGTGATCCACTTGGAGAGATAATTATAGCATTACCAGCAGACCTAGACACACCAGCGTATTCCAGCGAGCTGCCGGAATATGTTGACCCGACACTTATGTAATCGCTTTGACCTGTTGATGTACGTGCAAGGAAAGCGTAAGTTCCTACGTCTCCTAAAGTGGTGCTAGGTGCAGCATAGTCTGCTATTTTAGTAGCAGAAACCTGCTTCATCGTGCCTTCATCATTTAAGACAAACTGATCTGCGTCTACAATAGTCACATCTGAGGCAGACGTATCACCGTCCATAATGTTTAACTCAGCCGCTGTACTGGTGACTATCGTACCAGTTATAGATAAAACATCCGTTTCAAGAGTGCCGTCTATATCTGCATTACCCGATATATCCAATGTTGCGGCATCCAGCTCACCTGACAGTGTAATGTTAGTGGCCCCTGTAATCGCTCCATCTAAAACCACAGCACCATTAATGTCTATTGTCGTTGCCGCAATTTGGATTTCAGTGTCTGCAACGATATCAAGCTGACCATCCGCACTAGAATTAATGTACAGACCCGTATCTCTAAACTGTATTTTATTATCCGTTGCTATAGTTGTAGTTTCAGCAATATTGACTATGTCTAAATTAGTGGTGCCATCAATATCCGCATCGCCCGATATGTCTAATGTAACCGCGTCCAACTCTCCCGTAGCTGTAATATTTCTAAAGCCCGTAATGTCTTTGTTGGCGTCAACAACAACCGCCTTACTAGCGGTTACCGTCCCCGCAGTAATGCCGTCCAATTCTGAAATACTAACAAGCGCAGTAAAGTCTGTAACCGCCGCACCTGATCCCGCACCGTCAGCTAAAATAATAGCTGATTTTCCAGCCATAATAGTAACATTTGCCCCAGCCCCCTGCGTAATAGACAGGCTTTGATTTGTGCTATTAAGGATCATATACATTCTAGCTTTGTCATTTTGCTCTAATGTAACCGTACAAGTCCCACCCGGAGTTCCAGTAAACTTTATCGCCTTGTAATGTCCGTTGGATAAAACAGCCGTAGTTGATAACGCCAAAGTGTAAGATGTACTGGACAAAGCAATAGAAACAAAACCGTTCGCAGCACGGTCTATGATATCAAAGTTGTTGTTGGTGCTGCTGCCCCACGAACCCGATTCATCCCCCGTGGTTATTTTCTTAATCGCGTTAGATGCGGTGTATGTAGCCATGACGGGACCTCAACTATAAATATGTTTGGACTATACCCCTGCCAAGCCGTTTAATCAACTACGCAGCGATGTTCGTCCAAGACGGGGTTTGTGACGGGGTTATAGACGAAAACCCAGAAGATTGCGAAGGCGTTATATTAGAGAAATTAGACGTTTGATTAGGCTCAATTCTAGACCAAACCAAAACATTTCCTACCTCCGCTGTACCAGACACACCTGTAACAGATACGGAATTATTAACCTTAGAGGTTATGGAACCAACAGACGCGGTAGATGAAACACCCGTAACTGAGACAGACTTATTAACTTCAACGCTAGGCGAACCCACAGAACCCGTAGCTGAAAGACCCGTGACAGATAGGTTGCTATTTGAGATAACTGAAGTAGTTCCAATGTTGCCCGTTCCCGCAACACCCGTGACAGAAATATTACTGTCTGCAATAATCGTTGTAGCTCCAACGCTGCCCGTTCCCGCAAAACCCGTGACAGAAATATCCGCAGAAGAGGTGGTTGTAGCAGTTCCAACGCTGCCCGTAGATGCAAGCCCCGTGACAGAAATATCTACATCACTTGTAGTGGAAATACTTCCTACCGAACCGGAGGCAGCAACACCTGTGGCAGATATGTCCGCAGAAGAGGTAGTGAAAACACTTCCTACTGAACCTGTGGCAGCGACGCCTGTGACAGAAATATCCGCGCCACTCGTAGTGGAGGCACTTCCTATTGCGCCTGTAGCAGCGATTCCTGTGACAGAAATAGTTTGCCCAACGCCCGTAGACACTGAACCGACAGAACCCGTTCCTGAAACGCCTGTGACAAAAAGATTTGACTCACTTACAATGGACGAAGAACCCACTGAACTTGAGGCGGCGATACCAGTAACGCCAACATCCAAGTCGGTAGAACCTGCCGCCCCTCCAACGGCGCTAATTCCAGAAACACCCGTGACTGATATATCTGCGGTGCTGGTAGTAGTGACAGAACCAACGCCACCTGTTCCTGCAACCCCTGTCGCAGTAACGTTTGCAAAGCCTGTGACGGTGGTAGAACCAACAGAACCCGTACCTGCAACACCCGTGACTGATATGTCAGCCGCACTTGTGGTGGTGCTGGAACCAACGCCGCATGTAGCCGAAACCCCAGTGACCGACACATCTGCCGCGCTTGTGGTAGAAACAGAACCAACAGAACCCGTACCTGCAACGCCCGTTGTAGTGACATTAGCAAAGCCCGTAACAGATACCGAGCCAACCCCGCCTGTAGCTCCAATACCTGTGACAGATATATCTGCCGCACTCGTAGTCGTTACAGAGCCAACCGCCCCCGTAGCTGAAATGCCCGTGACAGAAACTTCCGCAGAAATACTCGCGGAACTAGCAAGAGGGGCTACAGCAAGAGGGGAAAAACCAAGCATTAGATAGGCTCAACGGGCCATGTTACGTTTGCAGGAAACCCAGATTGCGTTGGCACATCACGCAGGGCTTGTCGATAGGTGCGCCACGCATCAGGCACATGGTCAGGCCAAACCTTGTCATCACAACGAGCAAGTAGCTCATCACGATATAATCTTACTACTTCCGCGGTATCGCCATCAAGCGGTAGATCAGTCATCATCATTATGGTTTTCCTTTGTTAAGGTAAATTGAAGATGAGGATAGAGCCACACCAAAAGCTCCAACTTCACTTACACCAATTTCTGTTAGTGATGCTGACGAAACAACTTTTCCGTAATTTTTACCAGCCGTTAATCCACTTACCGATGTATTAACTCCCCCTGCAACAGTAACTTTTCCAGTTGCACCGTTGGTAATATCCTCCTTAGCAATACCTACAAATTTTGGACTTTCTGGGTTATAGACATACGCATTTGTTTTGTCAGTAAATACAAGTCTACTGGTGTCAGGGTCATAAATAGTGGCTCTTTTGGAAGGGGCAGTGCCGAACGAAAATATGCTGCTTGCTGGTGCAAACTCTACAGCCGTAGCTGAAACTGTTACCTCTACAACAGAAGTAGAAGCACCATTATTATAAGTTAGGAATTGTTTACCGCCAGCTATAGTGAGATAAGAACCGCTACTATTATAACCTGCTATATCAAGTTG